TTGACCTAAGATAATTGATTTTAAGTATTCTAGTTGTATTATATTCATATTGTTATTTATCTATGTGAATTAAAAAACTTATTTTCGTCAACATAATGACGGAAATTAATATAATTGCGTCAGTTTGTTGACGGAAATTAATATAATTGCGTCGTTTTATTGTTTTCATATTTCTTTTAAAATGTTTTCAGGGTTAATTTTTAAATAAGTTACTTCTTTTGAAACTTTGTAGCGTAAACTAAAGTGTGTTGAAGCAGGGTTTTTGTTGTTAGTTTCCCAATCAGGTTTTACCATTAGTAAATTCCAAAAGTAAACACCCCTTGGAGTAGAATTAACATAAATAGGAATATCTAAATGCTTTTCACATTCTACTAACATAGCATCATATTTCTTCTTTTCTAAAAGCATATTATCGTAGTGTGCAGTTCTACACTTTAATTCTATTCTGTGTTTGAATTGTGGTGAGTAGCAATCCCATCGGCTCATTTGGTTTTTAGATTTAACCAAGTCCTTATAGATATTTTCTTTTAACCAAAGAAATAGATCTTGTTCTTTCCAGTTATGCATCCTGTTGAGTTTCGTAAACTTTTCTTAAATCGTTTAAAGTATCTCTCCAGCAACTAGCACAGTTACTATCCTGTATTACTTCATTAAATACAGCTTTATAAATATCTTTAATTCTCCATTGTTCTTTTGGTGTTAAAGTTTCTTTTTTAAACTGAAAGTAAGGTAGTAAAAATTCTATATCTTCTTGTTCTAAGCAGTTTGGTTTTCTGTAGCTCCAAATCTTATTTAAAAATTCTTTTCTTGCATCACATCCACAATCAATTCCTGTAGCTTTTGACACAGCTTCTACTACTGCTTTAATTCCTGTAGCTTCTGTTATTTGTTCTACAGTATCACCTAGTCCTTTTGGTTTTCTTCCTTTTGCCATAATTTTAAAGTTTTAAGTTATCGTAATCTTCTTTTAATAGTTCTTTTAGTTTTTCTTTATGCTTTTTTAGTGAGTGGAATATACTTACAAAACTAATACCTGTTTCTTTTGCAAGACCTCTAATACTAATATCTGTATCTCTATAAATAGAAAATAGTTTTTTATCGTACCAATCCCAGTTGTTTACTTCAGATTCTGCTTTAGTTCTAAATTCGTTCCAATCTAGCTCTTTTTCTAAATCGAAATCATCTACCATATTGTAAATTTCTTCGTTTAGTTCGCATTTAGTTATCCTTTTTTTTACATTGTAAATTTGAAAATGTATGTTTCTAATAATAATAAAGCAGTAACCTCTATTTAATTTACCATTAGTAAACATTTGTTCTTCAGTAATTTTATACTTATGCAGTAAAAGATAAAACTCTTGTACAATATCTTTAGCAAAATCAGCATCAAATACAGAAGCTAATTCAACTAAATAATCTTGGTACTGTGAAACTTTTTCTAAGATTCCCATAAAATATTGATTGATAAAATACCTAATAACACTTGTATAGTGTGGTAGTTTTCTTCTTCTTGCTGATCTACATCGTATAAACAACCTATCATAAAGCCGTGAATAATTGCAAACTGAAGCTCTTTACCTGAGTACACTGCCCAAGTTATAAGAGAAAATATTAAAATACTAATAAGCAATATCATAATTGAATAGTTTAGCTTTAATTTTACCTATTTTTATTTCTTTTAAAGCAGGTTTAACCTGTATGTTAATTTCTACATTAGTTAATTCATTATCTTGCTTTAAAATCGTTTTAAATGCTTCTTCAATAACTGCGAAATCTAAGCTATCTTCTGCATTAATTAACTCCTCTATCATTTGTAACTTAAAAGTTACATTTTTAAAGTAGGTTAATAGCTCAGCATTATCAGAGTGATAAACTAACATTCTGCTAGTGCTTAATTGTAAATCGTTTAAATGATTTTTAATTGTGATTTTTTCCATAGTTCAAATGTATAAATTAATTTTTAATAAGTAGATAACTAAAAGTCCAAACCTTTAATATTTTTTGCTTGTAGCAAGTTAATACCTGCATAAGTAAAGCCAATATTATTAGGAATCATCCTTAATTTAATAGGTGCATCTATAGAAGTTGGCCTGCCACCTGTTTCTACTTCTTTAACTTTTCTAACGTGTACTTCACTAATCATCCAATCTGTAGGATGCTGTGTATATCTATGTATAGTAAATACATCATCAGCTCTGTTACCCCATTTACCACCACCTTCTACATCTGCCATATTTGGTGGTACAGGTAAGCCGTTGTATTCGTGTTCTTTTTGGTGTACTCTTCTTAAAGCTTCTGTAACAGCGTGAGTATTTAACCAAATAGATATTTGATTTTCTTTACAAAATAAACGCATTTCGCTACTTACTTGGTAATCGTATTCGTGGCTACCTACATTTTTCATTAAATCTTTATCTTTTGCAAGTGAGTTATAAGGATCAATAAGTAAACCATCATAAGTCCATTCAGAGTGTATTTCTTTAGCTTCTTTAAGCAAATCTTTATAAGTATATAGTTTATCTACGTCGATAATTTTAAAGTGCTGTAACACCCAGTTTAAACCAAATTCTATTTCGTCATCAGTCATTTGCTGTATTGCTTTATTTCTTGCAAATTCTAGTATTTTTCTAGCTACTGAAGTTGATGTATTTTCACTTGAAAAGATTAACCACTTAATATTATGCTTTATAGTGTACATAGTCATTAAGTAAAGAATAACTGTAGTTTTTCCTACGTTTGCGTGTCCTATAATTACGTTAAAGTTTGCAGGTTTAAATCTTATATGTTCGTCAAATTCTGGTATGTTAATTTTAAGTCCTTCTTTAACTCTACCATATTTAACATCTAAAATGTTTTTTTGTATATCTAATAAATTCGCTAACATAGTTTTTTGTTTATTTAAAAAAAGGGTAGCTTTTACACTACCCTTGATAAATTAAAATGGTAAATCAGCAACTACCTCAGCACCATTTACTTTAATGTTTCTAGCGTTGTTGTGTTCTGTATTAGTTACAACTTTATCAGCCACTTTAACATTTCCATCAGTCCAAACTACTTTACCATTACCTACAAAGTTTCTTTGTTCTTTTGCAGCTTGTTGTTCTTTAGTTTGTGATTCCCATACTGATACATTTTGTCCGTATCCGTTAGTTTCATCATTTAAAGATAAAGTATAGTTTTTATAACTTCCATCTTGTTGTTTAATTCCAATGTTTAATAATGTACTCATAATTTTTAATTTAATTGTTATTTATTTAATTTTTAATAATTCGTCTTTTACTGATTTTGATAATTTATATTTAGTTTCTATTGCTGCTAATTTACCACCTTTTTTTAAATATTCAATAGCTTGTGTAAATTCAGGTGTATTTTTATTCAACCAAGATAACTCTTTTTCTTTAACTTCTGGTTTACTTTCTTTTCCGTGTGTATTAGTTGCATCTGCATCTTGTGTATCGTCAATAAGTAGTAAGTTACCTAAAGCATACTTTTTACCATAACTAGAAGCTGATCCAAAAGCTTGTGGAATCTGCATACCTTTCTGTGCTAAATCTACTCCTACTATTGCAGTAGCTTTAATTTCTTGTACACCATCAATATCGTGTATAGTTGCTGCTGAAGAAATAGTTGGTATATCACCATAAAATAAACATTCCTCAGTTATAGTAAAATATACACCATACTTTTCGTTAAATGGTTTTAGTGCTTCTAAGATATCTTCTGCACTTCTAAAATTGTACTTACCAAATGAATTAAATTTACTTTTATTCGATTTAAATTCTACTTGGATTTTGCTTAGTTTTTCGTGTAATAATTTCATTACTTGCTAATTTCGTAAAGTTGTTGTTTAATAATTGTTTTGTACTCATTAGGACAGTTATCCTCACAAAGCTCAAACACATAGGTTTTAACTTCGTTTAATTTACTTTCAAGATCGCAAACTTTTCTTTGTAATGCTTCTACTTGAAATCTTTGGTAATCGATTAAATCTTTCATAGTATATATTTTTAATTATGAAGCAAATATATAACTATTTTTTTAATATCAAACTAAGTATTAATACTTTAACATAATTTTAACATATTGCAAAAAGAAAGGGTAGCCGTTAAGCTACCCAATCACAAACAAAATTACTATGAAAACTAAGAAAATTCTTTTAATTTATCTTTATATTGTTCTATCATATCTTTTATTTCATCTAAACTCCATTTTTTAGTTTGTTTAGAAAGTAAGTATAATTCTTCTGATAGTTCTTTTCCTATTTTTAAGCTAAACTCGAATTGTTTACCCTGTTGCATTACGTTGCATCCGTAACATTGTGGAGCTACATTTCTTTCATCCCATCTGGTACTCATATATTGTCTAGACATAAAGTGACCACAGTGTATCTTTTTAACTTCATAATCACGATTGCAAGTAATACATTTGCAATATCCATTAGTTGCATTAGAATATCTAATATACTTGCTAAATACTGCATCTAATTCTTTTACTAATTGTGATTTTGTTTTAGCTTTCATAGTACAAATGTAAGCAAATTTGTTTATACTTTATTATGTATAATATTATATTTAGGTTTTAATAACTTAATGTACTTTTCTTCTAAAGCAAGTAATTCGTTATCTGGTATTTCGTTTGGTAATTGAGATATTACAGAAAAACTATCAAAAACCTTAGTACTATCTTTTTTATGTTCTAAGATTCTATTCTGTATATTAATTGTTTTACCTACATAAACTATTTCTTCATTATGTATTAAAC